GGAGAAGGAGAAGGAGAAGGAGAAGCTTTTGCCCCGACGCGGGCTATCGCCTGGTCTGTGGCCGAAGGATGGACAGGAATCACCGATCAAGATATGGAACAATGGAAGGAAGCCTATCCAGCTTGTGACCTCAGACGACAGATCGCAGCATCCTCCGAATGGCTGAGATCAAATCCAGCCAAGGCTAAGAAAAAGCAATGGAGGCGGTTTCTGACCAACTGGCTATCCAGATCCCAAGAACGAGGTGGAGACGCCCAGTCCAATTCCACCAAAGCACCCGCACACGTTAAAATTCTCACCCCGGACGATCTTTGATCAGAACCCTAGGAAAGTTTTTTCATTTTTTGTTATGACGATTGAACCGATACCAACCAAAGACGCCAAACCTTGGCTGTTAAAGCGTCATTACGCTCGCAGAATGTGTTCTGTGTCGTATGCGTTCGGAGCGTATCGGGGTGGAGAGCTTCAAGGAGTAGTGACTTACGGAACGCCAGCAAGCGCAAAGCTACGGGAAGGGATAGCGGGTAAGGAATGGGCCAAGCATGTGTTGGAACTAAATCGACTCTGCTGCGTGAGCGAAAAGAACATGGCAAGCCGACTCGTCGGGCAATCTTTGAGGATGCTCCCGAAGCCCTCGCTGGTCGTGAGCTACGCCGACACAGCACAAGGGCATGTCGGATACATCTACCAAGCGACAAACTTTCTATACACTGGACTGAGTGCGAAGCGCACGGACTGGAAGATAAAAGGCCGGGAACACCTTAACGGGGCAACCGTGGTAGATCAAAGCAGGGGACAAGACAACCGCGCAGAATGGATGCGCGAAAAATATGGGGACGATTTCTACATAGAGGAACGCCCCCGCAAACACCGATATGTCTATGCATGCGGAAACAAGAAACAACGGATCGCGATGCTGGATGCACTCCGCTACGCGGTGGAACCATACCCCAAGGGCGAAAGCCGCCGATACGACGCCGACGCGCCCATCGAGTTACAAACGGCATTTTTCTTAGGATAACACCCAAGAGAACCCGCCTCTTTGAAATCAACCAAGAAAGAAAAATGAAACCACCACCAACACTCGAAAAGACGGAGAAGGCCGTCCTATCGGTCATCCTGCAACGTGAAAAGGGATGGGACGAGACTCCCCTGGATGAGAGCCTCTTTTACTCCGAGGCTCACAAGCAGATTTTCCGACTCTCTCAAGAGGTGGATCACGCTATGGATGAGGTGCAGCTTGTGGAGATCGGGCTGAAAAAAGGCATTCTCTCCGAGATGGGAGGAGCCCCGGCATTACTCGAAATCTACCACGACTACGTTCCCCGGGGCACTTTCCTCAAAGACGTTGAACGACTCCGATTATGCGCTGCGAGACGATTAGCGATCAAAGCAGCCCGGCAAATCGAGGAGTCTGCCTATGACCTCGGGGATGACACGTTTCTCGAACATCTAGGAGAACCGATCACCAACGTCATCGAGGTGGCATCGGCATCGGCACCCGAGAAATCGACGAAACAAGTCTTCCAAGACGTTCTGGCAGATTTTAAGTCTCTTCTGGAGGGCAGGACTCAAGCGATGGGCTGGCAAGTTTCATTACCAAGCCTCACAACCGCTCTGAGAGGCTTTTGCCCGAATCGTGTCTGCGTAGTCTCTGGATACCCATCAAGCGGAAAGACGCTCCTCGTTGGGCAATTCCTGGTCGATCTTGCAAAACAGGGGGTGCCGTCGATGCTGATGAGCTTCGAGATGCCACGGGACCAACTAGGGAAGCGTCTCATCGTCACCAATGGTCGATTCGATCCCGAGGTGATCTACGATCCGATCAGGAACGGGCAGAGACAAGGGAGGGATAAGCCATCAAAAGCCGATCTCCTCAAAGTGAAAGAATCCTACCGTCAAATCACCGATTCCCCCCTCTATCTCGATGAGGCCACTGGTCCCACCATTGACCAGGTCTGCGCCATGATCCGAAGAGCCCATCGAAAGCACGGGGTGATTGCATTCGGCATCGATTACCTCCAGCTTATCCGATCGCCGGGCGCCGGGAGCAAAGAGCAGGAACTCACAAGCATCTCACACAAGCTCCAAGCGATCATGAAAGAACTTGGCCTGCTGATCTTCCTTTTGTCCCAGCAAAACAAGGACGGGGATACGAAATACGCGACCACCACCATCGAGGATGCCGATTACGTCTTATCAATCCAGCAGGTCATGGATAAGGAAAGCGTTGACTTCAAAAAGGTTACCGGTATTACGATCAACAAGGACCGTCACACAGGACGCTCAGGATGGACTGTCCCAATCGAGAGACACCCTGACACCCTCTACTTCAAAGAAACACCATTCAAAAATAAACAATGAACGTTAACTGTGATGGCACGCCGTAGGCGTTGCTATCCACGAATTGTTATGCGCGATTTACCCTTCCGTGAGGATAAAAAAAATAAGGATTGGGAGAACCCAGTCGAGGGACGCCGACTGAGCGCGGGAGGGGTGAAGGCTACAACGCCCCCTTACTCAGAGCCAACAACCCGCAAATTTTTACCGCATAACAGAAAAAAGAACAGGGACCCCAGAGGGGCTTCCTGATTCGATGTTTTCAAATTTTACAAATCAACCAAAACAAAAACCATGAGTAATAAATACGAAATGACGGGGACAATCGTCCAAATCAGCGAGACGCAGACCTTCCCTAGCGGATTCCAGAAACGGGAATTTGTCATCGAGACCGGGGGTCAATACTCCGACTCTGTGAAGTTCGCATTCGTCAAGGACAAGTGCGAGATCCTAGACCGGTTCCAAGTGCGAGACAAGGTCACGGTCTCATTCAACGTCCGAGGCAACGAATACAAAGGCCGCCACTACGTAGATCTTCAAGCCTGGCGCATCGAGCGAGAGGACAACCAAGCCCAGCCAGCGACCGCACAGGCTCCAGCGCAGGGGACCGAGGAGAATGACGAAATTCCTTTTTAACGCTGAGTCCAGCGATGCGTAGCATTCGCTGCGACGTTTTGTTCTACATTACGAATCACCATGAAACTTGAAGACATAAAAACAGGGGGCTTCTACTTCTACACGGAGCAAGCCTACGGAAGCAATTACGCCGACACGCTGATGGAAGTCAGGAACGTGGACGGAGTAGACATGGCGCACCCTATCGCCACGAACTGGAAGGGTGCCTACATCAACGAAACGCCGAAGAACTGGGGCGATGATTTGCCTGTAGCAAAATACCACGATGAAAGGTGCTGGCACCCGTGCGACTACACGCTCGAACACGGAAACCCTGCCGTGTGGATGGCAGAGAATTATCCTTTGGAGAACAGCCGAGAACACCCGCCCCGGTAGGGGGGTAGGTGGTTTGAACTGTTCGGAAATTCCTAATACTTCGCGATGACAAACGAGAAACATCCTATCCTAATCGCAGAACAAAGTGACAGGCTAAGGTGCCAGATGATGGTGCCTACCTGCCCTGCCTGCGAGATGACACCCATCCTGAAATACGATCCCGGCGCAACCTGGGCTGAGTGCCGTTGCCGCAAGTGGGCAGTGCCAGAGATGGACTACAAAGCCCTTGCCGTGATGGTGAGGGATAGCATTAACAAAACGAAAACAACCAATAGAAAATGAACATTGAAAGACCACCGAAACAGTGCCGCCTTATCTGCTATGGGATGGCATACAATGACGAAACTGAAGTAATGCCCAACCACATACTCGAATGGCGTGGGGAAATCAGCCGCAGGGCCAACCCTGAGAAAGATGATCTATGGAAGCTTTACGCACCAGACAAAAGGTGGGTTTGGTCCACCGTGAGCGACATCGAAATTCTTGGTCGCACTCCGGGCAATCATACTCTACAAGAATGGATCGACAGCGGGAAAGACCTTTTCGATTAACACCAACGATGAACACCCCAAAGACAGACGCTCTCCACGAGCTTAGAAATCGAGATGAGCCCTGTTCGTCATATTTCCTGATGATGAATCTCGCTCGCAACCTGGAGCAAAAGAACAACGCAGGCCGGAAGCTCCTCGATGACTTGGAGCAGTCCTTGAACTACCTAGCATCCCGAGTTACCGGGGATGACTTCTGGCTCATTTCTCACATGCTCAATCAGATCCATGACCTACGAAGAGCTTGAACACTCAACCACGGATGTCCTTTTGGGTGGACCCCTATGTGGACAGGGGGTTGATCTCAAGGGCTTTTCACTATTCATTCCTCACGGCTATCCGAACGACCCAGAGGATGAGGAACCAACAGGATACTACCCGACCGACGAGTGTGACTCGTATCTCCGAAGGGTTTGGATTTGGCATCAGAAGGAATAAGTTCAGTTTTCCTAAATAAAATAATTGCAAGAAACACGGGCACGGGCGAAGTTCAGATTGTTGGAGGTAGTCTCTCCTCAGACAGTTCTTTCTTGTGTTATTGCATACCGAGAAGCCCCGCTAGGTGAGACTACCACCTGCGGGGCTTTTCTTTGCCCCCTGTTCCGCAATCGGCCACAGATCAAAAGGCGGGTTTATGTTCCGAGGGGCTAGGCCAGAGACGGAACTAAAGCATTGCTCTGGAGGTCGGCTCCTCTTGTCCACTTCATTTCATGAGGGGGGTAAGGGGGGTGTATCAAAAAGCGAATCCTAGAACTAACAACAAACGAAAAATAACAATGATTGAAACTATCACGGGAGTGATCTCACCCCAACCTGACAACGTCAACCATCCCCCACACTACAAGTCACACCCCTCGGGTATTGAGTGCATCCAAGTGACAGAACACATGGGATTCTGCCTTGGTAACGCCATTAAATACATCTGGAGGGCAGACGAGAAAGTGAATGCTATCGAGGATCTTGAAAAAGCGAGATGGTATATCGAGAGGGAAATCGAGAGGAGAAGACAAGAACAACCAATCATCAAACAATCTTGATTTTGCTCCCGAGGGCATAGGAGCCAGAGGATGTCTCTGGACCGGGTTTCGTTCGACCTTCTTTGAACACCTCGGGGGCATTACAAACAATGCAATTCATGAATACAAAACTGTGTAAGAAATGCGGAGAGGAGAAAGGGGTGGAGTTGTTTCATAAGTGCAAATCGTCAAGTGACGGGCTGCAATCATCTTGCAAGGAGTGCCAGAAAAAACACTATAAAGAGAACCGCGAGAAAATCCTCGCTCGACGAAAGAAACACCACAAAGAGAACCGTGAGGAAATACTCGCTCAACAAAAGAAACGCTACAAAGAGAACCGTGAGGAAATACTCGCTCGAGAAAAGAAACGCTACGAAGAGAACCGTGAGAAAATCAGCGCTCGACGAAAAAAACGCTACAAAGAGAACCGCGAGAAAATCCTCGCTCGACAAAAGAAATACCGCGAAGAGAGACGCGAGGAAATCAGCGCTCGACAAAAGAAATACTGCGAAGAAAACCGCGAGGAAATAAGCGCTCGATACAAGAAGAGAATGAGAGAAGATCCAATGTTCCGCCTTTCCAACACCATCAGATCAAGAACCAGAAAAGCCTTCAAAAGCAAAGGTTGGACCAAAGACAGCAAAACCTTTGAGGTGCTGGGGTGTTCACAGGAGATGTTCATCAAACACCTTGAAAACCAATTCACGAAAGGGATGACCTTTGAGAATTTTGGAGAATGGCACATCGACCACATCATTCCCCTTTCTTCCGCAAAGACACCAGAAGAACTGAACAGGCTGGCACACTACACAAATCTGCAACCGCTATGGGCAGAGGAGAATCTAAGCAAGGGAGCAAAAATCGTGGATTGTCAACCGGAGTTGCTGCTTAGTATAAGCTGACCAGAATTGACGACTAGAAATGCAAAATCAATGCAATTCAATGCAACAGAAACATGACATGAAATGCGTCCTTTCAGCCCCTAGCCCTTGTGGCTCTAGGGCTCGCGGGTCCTCTCTCAAAACAGACGACCGGAGTCCCTTGCCTCGCCGCAAAAAACTAGTCATAACTTTTTTCGGTTTGCTCCTTTTCATTGAAGGTTCTCAATACTACATTTGAAGGGAATGAGTAAGAGCGGGGACGGCCCAAATCCCGATTTCACGGGGGAAGAGCAGGTTATTTCCGGGAAGGGGCTAGCGAAAGCGTTGGATGTGACCCCTCAATACATTGCTCAACTAGCAAACGAGGGAATCGTGTTCAGGAAGGCACCCGGGAAGTATCAGCTTTTTGAATCAGTCAACAGCTACGTTCGCTACTTGAGATCGGCCCCGAAGAATCAATGGGGAAGCAAGGACGAAGGGCAGACGGACTTTGAACGGGAGCGGTTGAGGAGGACCAAAGAGGAAGCCGACAAGCTTGAGCTTCTCAACGCTAAGACTCGGGGTGACCTGGTAGAGGTTGAGTTAGTCAAGAGGGAGGGCGAGAAAGTGATGGCAGCGATCAAGACCACGATTCTGAACGCTTCGGTTCCTGATTCGGTGAAGGACAAGACTTTACAGGATCTCGTGGCATTGAAAGATAAAGATTTCTCGGGATCATGAGCGATCAACTTCAAGAAATCTTTTCATCGTGGCTGAACGTCTTCGAGCCACCACCCCGGCTATCGGTTTCAGAATGGGCGAATGAATACCGTTTTCTTTCTTCGGAGTCTTCCGCGAGTCATGGGAAATACTCGACGGAAATGACGCCCTACGCCGTGGAATGGATGGATTCTGTTCTAGATCCTGACACTACGGGAACCGTCTTGATGGTAGGGGCTCAACTTGGGAAGACAGAAGCTCTGAACAATCTCGTGGGATACTTCATCGACGTTGACCCTGCCCCGATGCTGATGGTTCAACCTACCGTTGAGATGGGTGAGGCATGGAGTAAAGAGAGGCTGGCACCGATGGCTAGGGACACCCCGAGGATCAAAGACAAGCTCTCTGACGTTAAATCTAGGCATTCTGGGAATACCATCGCGCACAAAACCTTTCCCGGTGGTAACCTAGCGATTACCGGGGCGAATGCTCCTTCTGGACTCGCAGCCCGTCCCAGAAGAGTTGTTTTCTTGGACGAGGTTGACCGCTACCCCGTGACGGCTGGGAGTGAGGGCGATCCCGTCTCGCTTGCCGTTAGGCGAACAGAAAGCTTCTGGAATGCCGTTGTCGTGATGACGTCAACTCCTACCGTAAAAGGCCGAAGCAGGATTGAAACGGAGTTTGAGGCTAGCGATCAAAGGCGATACTTTTGCCCTTGTCCCAAGTGTGGACATGAGCAAACCCTAAAATGGGCGAACGTGCGATGGGATGCGGAGGATGGCTCAGACGCCTATCTTCATTGTGAGGGGTGCGAAGAGCGACTAAGTGACGAGGACAGGATTCAAATGGTCATGAACGGGAAATGGGTTCCTACCTATCCCGAGAGAACATTGAGAGGTTACCACCTTCCCGGTATTGCCTCGATGTTTCGCCACAAGAGGGGATATCAAAACCGTCTTCATCAAATGGCGGCGGAAAATATCAAAGTCAAGAAAGCGGGAAAGGAAGCACTGAGAACGTGGATCAATACTTTCCTAGGTGAGACATGGGAAGACGAGGGAGAAGGCGTGAAATGGGAGCCACTGATGCAAAGGCGTGAGGATTGGGGTGACTTTCCGAAAGAATGCCTTCTGGTTACCGCTGGGGTGGATATTCAAGGGGACCGTGTAGAGGTTGAACTTGTCGGATGGGGTGAGGGTGAGGAATCATGGAGTCTAGACTATCGAGTCATAATCGGTGACTTCAACACTCCTGAGGTTCAAAGGGAATTGGACGAGGTATTGAAGACGAAATGGATTCATCCTAGCGGCTCCGAGATCGCCATCTCATGCACTTTCATTGACTCGGGTCATAAGACAAAGACGGTTTACTCCTACACTAAACCGAGGCAAATCAGGAAGGTTTTCGCATGTAAGGGGGTGGGTGGTCCCGGGGTTCCAATGGTTAATAGACCGACAAAACAAGGGGCCGAGCGTTCCCTCTTGTTTTCGGTGGGAACCGATACCGCAAAGGAACTAATCTACTCCAGATTGAGCCTAGGAGAGAAGGGTGACGGGTTCATGCACTTTCCGAACGACCGCCAGGAAGATTGGTTTCGCCAGCTTACAAGTGAGGTAAAGGTCACACGTTATCGAAATGGCATCCCCTATTCCCATTTCGAGAATCCCTCAAAAGCGAGGAACGAGGCACTAGATTTGAGGGTTTACGCCAGCGCAGCCTTGGCATTGTTGCGGGTCAACTGGGATACTTTGAAAAGGACAATTTTGACGCCTAAGCCGAAGGAAACCGAGAAGCCCAAAAAGAAGACTACAAAGAAGCGAGGCGGATGGGTGAACAACTGGTAAGAATTGACATATCGTCAAAACTTAATGGAAGACGCCACCAACGAAGAAAAGTTGTCAAAGGCTTTGGATACATTGGAGGTTATTGACGCCACTCTCCTGAAACTTTACGCAAAGACCGCATCCTCAACCTCTTTCGGGGATCAGTCGTTGACGCTCACGAGCATCAAGGATCTAGAGGAAAGCCGCGACAAATATCGGGTTGAGATCCAACAATTAAAACAAGCGGTTGCCGGGAGTAGGAAAACTCTAAAAATCCAGTTTAGATGATCGGTAAATTCTTTCAACGCAAACCGAAAGACAAGGTTAAGAAGCGCAGTTTCAAAGCGGTTTCTTCTAGTCGTCTGACTCTTGACTGGATTACATCTTCTCTTTCCCAAGATGGGGAGTTGAGGGGAAACCTAACGAGCCTTCGCAATCGTTCGCGCGATCTTGAAAGGAACAACGAATGGGTAAAGGGTTTCTTGCGGTCCCTTGAAAACAACGTCTTAGGAGAAAAGGGGGTTTCTCTCCAGGTCCGATCGAAGGAGCCAAACGGAACGCTTGACGAGGTAGCAAACAATCTGATTGAGGCAGGTTGGAAACAATGGGGGCGGCGCGGGAATTGTGATGTGACCGGTAAGCATTCTTGGTGTGATGTCCAAAGACTAATCCTACGTTCTATTGCAAGGGATGGAGAGGTAATCATCAGGATGATGAGGTCTAGTGATGGCCTGAGACTTCAAGTCTTGGAAGCTGACCTGCTTGATGAGACATATTTTCTAAAACTAAATAATGGAAACGAGATCAGATTTGGTATCGAATTTGATCAATACAGGAAGCCGATAGCATATCACATGCTGACGAATCACCCTGGGGATTCTCAATTCGGGGCTGATTTCAAAAGGCGAGTTAGGATTCCTGCGGATGAAATCTTACATCCATTCCGAACGGAACGAGCAGAGCAAACAAGGGGCATTCCATGGCTGGTATCTTCAATGAACCGTCTCAAGATGTTAGACGGTTACGCTGAGGCCGAGCTTGTCGCTGCCAGGACCGGCGCGGCAAAGATGGGATTCTTCACCAAAAAGACACCCGAGGGATGGACAGGGGAAATAGATGATGACGGGAACCTCCCCGTTGATGCCTCGCCAGGAACAATCGAGGAACTCCCAATGGGGGTTGACTTTCAATCTTGGGACACCAACCACCCTAATTCTGGTTATGGAGATTTCGTCAAATCGTGCCTCCGTGGAGTCGCTACTTCTCTCGGCATTAGCTATAACTCACTTTCCAATGATTTGGAGGGTGTTAACTATTCTTCTATCAGAGCGGGGCTCTTGGAGGAAAGGGAAGTTTGGAAAGCAATCCAAAGATTCTTGATCGAACATATTCTCGAACCGATCTTTGAAGCTTGGCTTGAGATTGAACTTCTTTCGGGACGCTTAGGGCTTCCTTTTGATAAGTTTTGGAAATTCAACGCTCCTGATTTCCGAGGCCGTCGCTGGGCTTGGGTTGATCCCAAGAAGGATATGGAAGCCGCAATCCTTGGGATTCAGCATCACATCACAACCCATCGAGACGTTATTGCAGACGGAGGGGGAGATGTTTACGAAGTCTTTGCCAAGGCCAAGGATGATGAAGAACTTGCAGAAAGCATGGGATTGAAATTAAAAGAAGATCCCGCGCAATTTGACACGCCATCAGAAGATGATGGTGACTCGCAAGGAGATTCCTAAAAACAAGCTTTGGCATCGGTCTCTGGAGATCGACAAACGGGCCATTGACGAAGAGTCTCGGACGGTTGAACTAGCATTTTCCTCTGAGTTCACCGGAGAGCGTTGGTATGGGACCGAGACATTGAGCCACGAGAGAAGCGCGGTTCGCCTTGATCGAATCAATAACGGGGGCGCATTGCTTTTGGAGCATGACCGCAACGATCAAATCGGGGTTGTTGAACGTGCGTGGATTGACGACGACAAGAAAGGAAGGGCTCGTGTTAAGTTTAGCAAGAGCGCACGAGGTGAAGAGATTTTCCAAGACGTGAAAGACGGAATCAGACAGTTGGTTTCTGTCGGTTATGTCATTCACGGTGAGAGCACCCAAAAGCTTGATGGTGGTCGGGAGGCCGTCACTGCTACCGACTGGGAACCTTACGAACTGAGCTTGGTCAGCATCCCGTTCGATGACTCTGTGGGAGTCGGACGAAAGATGGAAAACGAAACCACGGACCAAATTAATACTACTAAACCCATGTCTGATACTATCAAAGACCAGGCTGACAAGGCCACTCCTCCCGAGGCTCAAAAGCGTTCCGTGGAGGTGATCAACGAGCGTCCCACTGTGGACGCTAAGAAGGAGCGGGAAACCGCTATTAGCGCAGAACGTAGCCGTATTGCACGCATTCAAGAGATTGCCGAAGCTTCCAAGTCTCGGGGAATCGTTCTTGATGCCAACAAAGCGATTGAGCGAGGAACTGACATCAATGAGTTTCAGTCCGAAGCCCTTGCTGCATTCACCAGTCGTCATACCGACTACACCCCCGCCAACGATCTCTCCAAGAGTGAAAAGCGGGATCTCGCAAAATTCGATCTTTCCCGAGCCCTGCAATCCTGCATCGGTGAGCGGAAACTTGAAGGCATCGAAAAGGAAATCGTCACTGAAGGTTTCCGTGAGGCTAACGAGGCCGGAATCAAACGAGGTGGAGGAATCATGCTTCCTGGGTTTTACGTCAATCGCGCACAGCGCGACATGACTGCGACTGGGGGCACTGGTGGAGATCAAGGAGGAATGACCGTAGCTACTGAAAAGGCAGGTCTCCTCGATGACTTCTACAATGCTAACGTTCTTGCTCAAAGCGGTGCTACCGTTCTGACCGGTCTTACCAGCAATCTTGACGTTCCCCGTCTCATCGCAGGAAGTGATCCCGCAGGCAAGGCCGAGAATGCCACTGCTGATGAGATTGCACCTACGACCGCCCAGCTTGAGCTTTCGCCGCAACGTCTCCCGGGTTACGTCAACATCTCGAAGCAGCTTATCATGCAGAGTTCATCTGCGATTGAAGCAATTGTGCGCTCTAACGTGACCGCTCAAATGCTTGCCGTTCAAGAGGCCGCATTCTTCCACGGGACTGGAACCAACGAAGCCGAAGGTATCGCTGGAACCAATGGAATCGGAAGCGTTGTTGGTGGACCTAACGGAGCCGCTCCTTCCTGGGAAGACATCGTTGATCTTGAAGAAGCAGTAGACGCCCAGAATGCTCTTGGAGGTAGCCTGTATTACTTCACCAACGGGCAGATCAAGAAGAAGCTCAAGGAGACTCCACTTCAGGGATCGGGTGTCGAGGGTGCGTTCATCATCCCCCCGAACACTCGAAACGGAGAGATCGAACTGAATGGATACCGGACTGCATTCACGAATGCTATTAGCCGGACTCTAGATCAGGGGAATGCTACTGGCGTCTGTTCTGCAATCTTCTTCGGGAATGCTTCCGATTACTTCATTGGATACTGGGGTGGCTTGATGCTTGACCTCGTTTCTGACGCTACCCTCGCTACGCAGGGACTCTACCGACTCGTTGGGGAGACCTACTACGATGGCGGTGTCCAACGTCCTAAGAGTTTTGCCGCAATGCTCGACGCTCTGGGAGCGTAAATCACAACTTTCTTGTTTGGTTGTTCATAGTCCGAAGGGCGCAGGGGTTACGGCTCCTGCGCCTTTTTGACTCTTCTTGATTATCATGAAGACTCTTATCGTGACTTCTCCTTGTTTTCTCGATGGAAAGCCATTGGAGACTGGAGAAGTTCTAAAGCTTGAAGATGCGAAAGCGTATATGTTGCTAACTGGTGGTCGGGTTAAACTTTTCGATGGAGTTATCGAAGAAAAGCCCGTTACCAAGAAAGCCGCTAAAAAGGCAGCTAAGAAAAAGGCTAAGTAATGCAAACTGCACTTGCTCAATCTTTCAGTGATTCGTTTGAAGAGCACCTTGAAGACTTCGCGGTTTCAATAGTTATCAATTCCCAGACTATTCGCGCCGTTGTTAACGAATCCCAATTTGGAAGGGAACTGATGGAGGGAGGCTTCGCCGATGACTCTGATATTGATGTGAAATTCCTACTCTCCGACCTATCGGCAATTCCTAGCCTTGGGGATCTCGTGACCTATCGAGACAGGAACTTCCGAGTTTCACGCCTAGGAATCCAACCTGGAGCCCTTGTCGGGGAGATTACCTGCCGACCAGCCAAGCGTTAAAGACGCTTCAGAAGCTCAATCAAGCCAGCGGTATCGGCTTTCAGGGCCTCAATCTCGTCTTCATCCATTGCGGGGATTGTCTTTCTTAGGATTGAAATTAGGCCGCGCAGATGGGGAACGTAGTTGTCCCTACCGAACTTTCTCTTTCTCTCCTCGTAAGCCTCGGGTGTGATGATCTTAGGATCATCTGGGAAGCATGAGATTGAAAGCTTAAGGAGCTTCTTAGGAGGGGCTTTGTCTAGCTTTGAAACGAACTCAAGCCATGCGTCCCGCTTGTCCTCGTTTGAGATTGTGGAGATTGCTTGGTGATGCTCGAAAGTGAGAGATGGGACTCTTTTATCAATCGGGATTCTGCGGCAAACAGTGGCCAATGAGAGAAGGGATTGACGATCAACCCCCGTCAGTTTCTCAGCTTCAATCATCAATTCATTTGGAATCCTCTTTTTGAAATTGGTGCCCCCGTAAACCAGCCAATCTCCCAAAGCCCATGAAAACCTTTTGGTTGCTTCTCCAAAGCGGTTTCCGATCTCTTGCCATTCTTCAAAGGGAAGTTCCCCTTGAAATTGAATCCCGACTTGGCCGGGAGTTTCGATAAGTTCTAAAGACATTGCTCAATCAGTTGTTTTAGTTTTTTGGAACGAGCGATCCGGCAATTTTCTTGCCCCGAAAAATTCCGCATTGCCCGAACAGGCGGAATCCCTAAAAGGTTACAGAGATCGACGCATCTTCGACTGACGGTTGCCCGGGTAACCATGTTATCCCTTGCGATCTGGGCCATTGATTTCCCTTGATAGCCAATTCCCGATATAAGAGATAGGCATTCAATCGAGAGTGCAGGGTGGGGGCATTTATGAAGAATCCCGATCAAGGTTCTCATCATCATTAGCTCTGGTGAATCCATCTTGGGTTCCTCTTCTTTGATTTCTTCAGGCATGACAACCGGGACCCTTTCGCCATTCTCCCAATAAAATCTTTCAGACATGCAATAAAAATTACTCTTCATTTGACAAATTAGCAATTCTTAATGGCTTTCAGGCAATCGGGAACATCTCAGACAATCCAGCAGGTTTCGGAGAGGTTTGAAACCGATAGATTCGGGATTGATACCGTGGAGCTTGTAGTGAAGATTCCTGATAATCTTTTCCCGTCCCAGGTCTTATCAGACTTCGCTCCTCATCCTAGGTTTTCAAACATGCTCCTTTCTAGGAGGTCGGGATCTAGAAATGAACCTGGCTATATGACGGTCTCTTATCTTTTTGAAGGATTCCTTGATGAGGCTCCTGAAGAGCCGACATATGAGCTTCTCGGCTCACTAAGCCAAGAGCCGATTCAGACTCATCCAGACTTTTCGACAGTAATTGCAGGCACTCCTAATGATGCGAAGAATGGGGCGATTTTCGTTGATCCTCAAACAAGGCTACAATCTGAGGCAAGCAATGCAGTATTCAAAGAGTTTTTAAACAGTCCTGAACCGGGTTCTCAATCAAAAGCCGGGGTTGATAGCTACCTTGAGCCGTCTGTCGAATGGCGGGAAACCAAGTTTCAGAAGACAAGGCCAAATTCAGTAACTGACCTTGGCAACATCCAAGATCCTGCTGGGAATCCTCCAGACCTCGCCCCCCGAGATTGGATCGTGTGGAGCTATAGTTACATCAGGCGCGGGGCATTGTATCAAGTTACTACCACTTGGAGAATGAGTGGTCGAAATGGTTGGGACCCTGACATTTACGATTCAGAATGAACCTAGAAACAATCTTCAAAGGTCCGGTTACTCCGCAAAAGTGGAAGATGCTGGGTGATTATTTGAGATCTACTCAACTCCATCCAGGGGACGGGGTTAGAATTAACAGAAGCCATTCTACTGGGAGCGTGATTTCAGCGGTGAGGGAAATCCCCCCTGAGCGTTCGCAATCCCCCCCTTTCTCTGTCCTGACCTTCCGAAAAGAGCAGGGAACTGACCCAGCTGAATACGTCGTAACCCTTCAAGAAGGGATTGTCTTGGAACGTCACACAAGGAGCGGTGTCGATGGAGTCCAAGAACATGAGGTAAAAATCGGGGCGGATTATATGTCCTCCAGACCTTACCCCGAGCTTACCATTGAGTCAGGTGATACAATTTGGTGCAACTACTCAACCGACTCAGATGGTCTTTTGGATGACATCCCGGTTGTCGTGGCAAGTTCCGACACCAACGAAACCCAGCACCATATCCCAGTTTCGGGCGCGACGACTGGAAGCGGCACGGAAGGAGATTACTGGATCAAGCTTTTTGAATTTGAGGTAATCGACGGTAAGCCGACCTTTACTTATTTCCAGCAATCAGACATCGAGCATTCAAGACTTTGGAAGGGAAAGAATATCGGTGGGGCGCGATACATTCACAAGGAGTTCGATGAGACAAACGGGGAATACGACTTCCGAACGCTTGAACAATTTGAGCCAGTTGGGAGAACTTATGGGAAGGTTATTGTTCCCTTTGTAAATGGAGACGAGCAGGATGACGCGAACGATTCCATCAAATTTTCCGCAATCGCAGAACGGGCGAGTAATCCCCAAGTCAACGTGAAAGATGACG